TCTGTATATTTGTTTTGTTCCTGATATTCTCTACGCACAAGTTTTAATGCCGCCCAATAGTCCCATCGTTTTTTACGTTGTTCTATATTAGGATCATCGTCATCGTAATCTTGAAAATCTTTAGGTATTTTACTCATTTGTATAGTAGTTCAAACCATGTAGCTAGTTCGTCTTTGTAAAAAGTAAAGATAGTTTCGCTAGGGATTTCTCCAATATAATCGTCCCAATTGCTTTGATAATAAGCGAAATCAAAATCCATACCCTGAACGTACCCTTTGGAACGTAATTCCTTTACTATGTTTAGTATCGTATCAGGCTTCATGGTTGATAACTTAATTTGAATCATGATGAAAACTTAATTGTAAAGAATGTAGCTAATTTTTCATCTTCTAAAGTGAGATACCATCGTTTGTTTACCAAACCCGGATCCCATTCATGTTTGGCAATCCATCCTTGTCCGCCAATACTATTATGAAGATAGTGCATACGTGGACCCACATTCTTAGCAAGCCACTGTTCTTGCTCTCCTGTCAAATTATTAAGTAAAGGTATTTTGATCGCCATGTGTTAATAAATCAAATAATGTTGCATATTGAGTTTCAGGCTCCATATGAAAGCCTCTACCCCATATTACCCAAACTTTACGCTTGTATGCTTTAGTAAAGAATAGAGGTGCACCACTGATACTTCTTCTTGGCCAGATAACAAATGTTTCTGTCCATGGATAGCAATCTGCTCCGTCTGTAACAATAGTGTAATCCAATTTCTTCTCCTTGTCGCCCCAGCGTAAATAATAACTTCCGTCTTTACCTAATACAATATCGTTGTCAATATTCCATACAATGCTTCGGTTCCATTGATTTTTCATTTCCATCTCAGGATGAACCACTCAGCATCTTTACTTTTTTCAAACGCAAACTTAACGCCAAAACTCATAAACTTACCTGTACAGTTATCATTGCACCATTCAGCAATATCAATAGCACTATATCTATCAGTAAACGGCGGCAGTTCAACTTTTGTCCAGTTTAACAATTCAGAAAGCATATCATAGTCCATTTCTTTTGCCATATCATCCGCCAATTTGTCTAATATTTCATTTTCTAATGTCATCAAAATCTCAATTTAAACCACAAGTAATCCCGCTCATGTCTGAATTTTACACTAATAGTCAATACTTGTCTAGTCCAACGGCAATGTCTCTCTGGGTTATCTGTATTTTTATATAGCCAATGTACTACTTCTTTATGTAATAAATCTAGTTCAGTTTGATTTTGGGCAACTACATCATGAATATACCAGTAAGGGTGGTCATCTTCCCAACCCCTAGTCCAATCATAATATTCTAGATGATGTTTCATCCCCACCTCAACATAAAATAACTAGCATTACTATCATTATAAAAAGTGAACACACAATGTTGCTCTTGGTTGAGACCTGAACTAAAACCATCCCAAACTGCTTTATTATAGGCAAAATCAAAATCTATACCAGTAACCCAACCCATTTGTTTTAATTCACTGACTATTTGTAGTGTTTTATTAACATCAATGTATAGAGTTACTTGTTTCATCCCCAAGTCAACTCAAATAAAATAGCGTCACGTTCATCTGCAAAATAGAAATCCATTCCTTCATCACTTGGTTGTGTGGTAAATCTCGCATCAGGCAATCCATACTGTTCTATTGCCCAGGCGCAGGCTACATTCCAGTCATTTCTTAGCCAAGGAATACGAACTCTAGTACCCGCCGGCATTCAACAACTCCTTGACTTGTTTAACATTCTCGGGTTCACGATTGAACTTGATCTTCCACAATTCTGGATTAATATAGTCGATTATCATAGCAACATGAGATTCATTTAAACTATCTAAAAATTTCAAACCACTTTCAGACTGATATAAAATCCATGGATTAATTTTTCCCTTAGTAATCTCATAGCATATTTTATTTACATTACCATAACGCAAATAATCTTTACTTTGTATCTGTTCAATTTGAGCAAGGTCAATCGTTGTTTGAATACTTCTAGCGATTGCATCCAGTGGATCTTCGCTGCGTATATACTCAATTAGAAATTTTGTATAATTTGTATCTTTTGTCCATGTGTCAATACTAATTTGATTCTTTAGTAACCAATCTGCATATCTACTGACATTGATAACATTAACGTCTACACAGTAATTACCAAACTTTACAAAAGCACTATAATATGCACTACGAATAAATTCTTCGTAAGTTTTGTTTTTCTTACTTGCAGTATTCTTTTTATAAAATTGCAACCAAGATTGAAAACCCAAACGATTACCTTGAAGGTCTTTGTTTAACCAGCGTTGTTTATTTTCGCATAGATGTTTAATTACAGTAGATTTTCGTAGGAATTCTCTGTTGCAGAATTCACACCCGAATACTTCTGCTTTATCAATTTCCTCTTTCTTTTTCATACTGTTTAATATCTTCATTTGTTATCAGTTGTGATAAAACTTCAATGTCGCTTTGTTTTAGATTAGGATATGTTGTAGCTAGATAACATTTTTTTTTATGGTCTGCTACAAATGAATTTGCAAATTCTGCAATATCGTCTATATTTGCTTTAGGATAAATTTTAGTAAAATATTCCTTAACGTCTTTTAGTTTAGCAGGTTCTCTTAGAGTGCGAATACTTACACCCAGTTGAGGTACCCATTTATGATCTTGTTTTCCTAATCCCGGGCTTATTGTGCATAACATATACCATTGTAGTTTAGGATGTTTCTGAATATTTTCATTGAACAAATGTTTATTTGCATGAAGGTCTGTGCTACGTATATAGTATCCTTGCAGATCACCTGCGCCCTTAATAGCACTCATCCAATGAGTCATCATATACGGTACAAACTTTTTCTGTTGTTCTTCTGTTAGTCTATCATAGTACCCATAATCTTTTCGATCCATGGCTGCAAGTGCTTCAAACAAATTGAAGTCTTGCCCTTCAAACTTCTCATCAGTTGGGGTATTCTTTTTCGTTGCCATTATTTCTTCTACGCTTTGACTCCAATGAACTAACTTGAACAAATTCCCAGTCTAGCATCGGAACATTATTAATAATCATATCATTTTTCATTTGATTAAACAAGTCTTGCGGTATCCGTTTACTATTTCCTAACTTATCAGTAACCGTAACCTTGCCAGCTGATGCTTTACTCCATACTTCTCCGCCCTTGTTTTCTGATTTTTTTCCTATTTCTCTACGTTGTTCTGTAGTAAGTTTACCTAGACTATTTTTATACTTTTCTTGTCGTTGTTCTTTTGTTAAGAGCTTAAAGGTTTTTTCGTAGGATCGTTTACCAGATTCAATCATTTTTTGTTTAGTTTCGGTTGTTCTTTTAGTAACAGCATCTTTTTGTTTTTGTATTGTTTTATGTGAGGACTTCTTTCCTTTGTTCCACGGCACAGGTGTTGTTTTGCCACCTCCGCCGTTCTCTTCCATTAAGTTTGCCCATTCATCACTTTCTATTACATTCCAAAGCTTACTAAAATGAACTCCCCACTCTTTGACTTCTTCTTTGGTATTACATTCTTTAATCACTTCAGTTAAATGCTCATATCCATGTTTTTTAAGGTGTAACCTCCAATATTTTCCTGATCCCAGATATTTATATGGGTCGGATTTTGTAGTTTGACAAAGATATTTCAAGCCGGTAATAGAATGTGTTTTTACACACAAATAGTAAATAGTCATGCTGGTGCTCCTATATAGCATTAGAGTAGTTGGGGTTCCTACGCCCGCGAACTACACTAATATTTATATGTCAGAAAGCCATTGAATAGTCTACTATTTCACAGTTACGACTAATCTCTTTTACAAAATATACACATCTAGGCTTAGGACCATCTTCGATAGGAACACACAAGAATTGTCCGTTCTTCAATCTAGGAGCATACCAAGTTACATCATGATATATATCCACGATCTCTATGGGTAAAAAGCTAGGACTGAACGCACTAAGAGGATTAAATTCGAATGCATTAAATCCTCTGTCATTGATACTAGTCAATGGCAGTGTCTCTAAGTCACCGTGTTCTTGTTCTCCTATTAGTATTTGCCAATCAACTGGCATCTTGATAGTTTGATTACCTATTCGTAATACCAGTGCTGGACTGTTAAATGATTCTAAAAAAATCAACGGAATATAATGATAATCTACATTGCCGGGATTTGAATTATCTAGTATGGCAAATCTAAGATCATCGATTTCATCCGGTAATGTTTCTAAGTTGTAGTAGGAATTTTCTAAAGTTAATATACGCATAATGTATTATATCATTTATATTTGAGTTTTTCAATTGAGAACGGGTATGACGCATCTTTGTAAAATGCTTTCCGTTGTGTCAAGTGTCGTTTGGCAAACTTACATGAACTTGTTATGTCCCAAATCTGCACAAAATCTTTGTCTTCTGCTTTACGGATGCCTCGCCCAATACTCTGAATTACCCGAACAAAACTCTTGCCCGGTTCAAGCAACATTACATTAAAGATGCGAGGAATGTTAATACCAACTGCCGCAACACCATATGTAGCAATGATAATCTTATTAGTGGCAGTAGCAATATCATCATAGTGTTCGGTTCTTGTTGTACCTTTAGTACCACCGGATACGAACACAACATTCTCTTCGGGTACGCCCAGTTCTTCTAGTTTCAAGTGAAGTAGTTGACCGGCTTCAATCCTGTCAACAAGAATCAATGTATTACCTGTATCTTTGACTGTATTAGCCAACTCAGCAATCTTTTGCATTCTTTTGTCGTCACTGGTTAGGAATTTAAGTTCACTTTGATAGTTAGTAAACTCTACACTGTCTTGAAGTTGAACAATATTGACATGGCAATTACTTAACACACCCATCTCTTGTAGTGTACTTGCTGATAAACTGCCTATAACCGGACCTAAGCTAACTGTCAATGACATTGATTCGGCTTTAGCTTTAGGAATAGTTCCTGTTAGTCCCCAACGAATTGGTATCTGACTCATGACACCGGTAAGCAGTGACTTCAATACATCGGCTTTAGCTTGATGAACCTCATCTACAATAACACAGACCACACCCTCGATAAAGTCTTGGAAGGGAACTTCTGCTTCATCGGCTTTTGTTTTCTTTAACATGTTACCAAGACTTTGCCAAGTGCAGATAGTATGTGTCCTGTCGTATTCTTTTCTACCACCATAATACACACCCACATCAAGACCCAAATTGATATAGTCTGCTTCTGTTTGTGTAACAAGACTAGTGTTAGGGACAATAACTATTGAACGACCATATGGTTCAATGCTTGAACTCAATGCCGCAGTTATTAATGTCTTACCTGCACCCGTAGCAATTTCTTGCAGACTCTGTAGGCTTGTTAGATAGTTGTTGATGATTTCAATTTGATAATCACGCAGTACAATGGGCTGTCCTGCCATTGGATGTTTTGCAGGCCATACTTTATGTTTGAATGTATCTTCTGTTACCTTTGCAAACTCAAAAGTAGTTCTATAATCCCTAGTATCAGTTAACTCAATATCATATCCGGCTTGATCTAATAGAGGTAATATCTCTGGTAACAAATTAATGTATGTACTACCTCCCAAGCTGAAATAACTTGTCTTGCCATTCCATCTACCTAACCGGACACTCGGCAAATACCTCGCTCCTGGCACCTCAAATTCAAACATCTTCATTAGTGTTTTGCGATCACCTAATTCCAATCCTTCAATCTTAGCGTTTACTTCATCTTTAATTAGTAATTTACATTGTTTCATTTGGGTCCTAAATCTACTGGCTCTGAGTTTATGAATTTGATTATCTTAAACAACTTCAAGGGCTTTTCACTTGCTAATGAAAAAGTACCCTTCTGATAAGCTATAACAGGATTATCATAGTCTATCAAATCTTTGATATTCTTACATATAGTTATATCAGTTGCATCAACCTGAATTGTATTCTTAGTCAAAAATGATTTAGGTTCACTGATTGCATCACACCCAAACTCATGTAACCAATTCATAACTGTATTTGCATCTTTAATTTCAACTTGTGCTTCAAAGCTTGATGCAAAACGAACCTTTTCGGGAGGTTCAGTTTTTAAAAAGTGTGATATTACCGATTCATCGATGTTGACTCCGTACTTGACTAGAGTGGCTACAGTTTTTAATTCACTTTTTATTTCAACATGTTTGATTGCGTTATAAAGGTGTTCGTTGATAGCGGCAATATAATATCTATTATCTTTATATATCAATGTTGGAACCCAATACTTAATTGTTTCATACTCTCCCAAACTATTGATGATGTGTGTAACTTTGTCACAATAATTCAAAGTTTCATAATAATCCGCTGACAGATATATTAATTGTTTTAATGTAGTTGGGCTATACTTTGCTTCATATTGCCTCTTATCCTTATGCCATTCTAGTGAGTACAAAGGGTTTTTCCTAAGCGCAGTTAAAAAGTTTTTGTTATAAGGTGACCGAAAAATGATTCTATCATCTTCTACTGTAATAGAGGCACCGGTATATTCAGGAATACTGGCTACTACTTTTACATTCCAGGGTAACTTTAGTAAATCTTCTACTACAATCTTATTGTATGTAAATTGTTTTTTGTATTTACTGGTAACTTTTTTAAACAATAAATCCTGATTACTAGTAATTCTATTATGTTGAAGCGAGTAAAAAGTTAAATTATTGACAAACTGTTCATCATACCTACTTAACCGTATGTTAGTAAGCATCCACCCAGCTACATCATTTAATGTTTTAAAATCCATTCAATATTATAGCATATTGTATATTGAATGACAAATCTATAGGCAAAAAAAGGGGACCTAAGTCCCCTAAAATGCTACCACCAGTTACCGAATATATCAAATAGCCTTCATGCAAGTTGCCTTAGCCAGTTCGCGCCAGTTAGCACTAATCTTAACCAAGTCTGCAATCTTGAGACACATACGCAAGGACACTTCACGCAATTTGCCGTGATTGGTGTCAATAAACGACATAATTTCGTCAGTTTGTTCCTGAGTAAAATCATAGTCAGCGAACAAACCACCATCGGCATCGCGGTGAACTTGCTTGATGCGGAGCATCTTGTCACGCTCACTGTCCACAGTCAAGTCCAGAAAGTGACAACGAGACTGGAGAGCATCCAAGTGAGGTTGAATTTTGCTAGCCTTTTTGCTGTCAAAAGTCTTGTTAGTGATAAAGATGATGGATCCATTGAAGTTGAAAGTGTTTGGCACACCTTCTTCACGCAACAGACGACTATCCTTGTTCCAAGAGATACGGCGAGTCTTACCTGAATCCAACGCACCTTTCAGTACGTTCAATGCATCCTGATCTTCCCACACATCACAATCATCAAACACCAAAACGTTTTTAGCATCGGAGTACTTGTACAGTGTAGCGAACAGACCGATACCACTGATAGCACCTTTGACAATCTCAAAGCGAGGGCGCTTGCCTGAGATTTTATCAAACATAGATGCCTTTTCCATTTGCAATGTCACACCGTGTGACTTGCCAATACCTGCAGGACCTGTCACAATCATAGCACGAATGTTACCAGCGATACATGCACCAGACATTTCGTCAAGAACAGCAAAACGTGAAGCAATACGGTCCATTGCTTCTTCGTCAGATTCTTTAGGTGTCTCAACTTTCACAGCATCACGACCTGACACAAATTCAATCATTGATTGATTGTCAACATTCACACGAACTTGATCGGGACGACCGGGGAACTGACCTTCA